GTGGTCGCCTTCATTCAGATGTACCTCGGACCGCCCGGAGACGAAGCCTCGCGCCCTCAGCGGTGCAATTCTCCACGCAGTGCGGTACTACAGGTGTCCATCGCACGGAGCATTCCCGTAGTTGGCAACAACGGCAAAGCGCCTGCGGCAGAAAAGATCCAAGAAGGCGCGCAGATCAGCGCGGTTGACGCGTGGACACTTATGCAGATCGCGGCCGACCTGGACGGCTGGGACGACACAGGGTTCGGCCTGGGAGTGATCTCGACGGTCGAGGCTCCCGTGCCCGAGGGCGGTTTTCAGGTAGTCAACATGCAGCTCACGCTCGGCGTCCCGTAATGGCAATTGTCCGCTTGCGCGCCGCGGAGCTCGATTTTTTCTTGAACGAGCCCCCTGGAGCGGTCGGCCGCTGGCTTCGCCGTCGCGGTCAGTTAATTGTCATGGCTGCAAAGGCGCGCGTAGGTAGGCGCTCTGGCAGATTGATGAACTCGATACATATGCGGCACTATCGCCGTGGCCCAGGGCAAGAGCTCAAGATCGGCTCGCCGCTAGGCTACGCTCTGCTTCACCACGAAGGCACTCGTCCGCATCAGATCGTCGGCAAAGGCCAACACCTACGGTTCGCCGCCGGAGGGCGAATCGTTTACACCAGGTCAGTGTCTCACCCGGGGACACGCGCCAATCACTACCTCACGGACGCTCTTCGTTTGATACTGTAGACCCATGTTGCTGAATAGCTCAGTAGCTAAGACACCACGATAAAGACGGAGGAATTTACCGCATGACTACTCGATTCAAGGATTTTGGCAGCGGCGGCGAGGCAAGCGCCGAGCCTTTGCAGTTCGCTCTTCACGGCGAGACTTTCTCCTGCCGTCCGGCCATTCAGGGTAAGTTCCTGCTTAGTCTAGTGGCCGGCACAGACGACGATGACCCAAGTGCTGCTGCTGAAACTGTCACTAAGTTCTTCAACTACGTGATCGTTTCTGAAGACTACGCGCGCTTTGAAGCTCTTCTTGATGACCCAGATCGCATCGTCTCGGTCGAGACGCTTGGCGAGATCACGGGTTGGTTGGTGGAGCAGTACGCGACGCGCCCTACGACGCAGCCCGATCCTTCGCCACCTGGGGATTAGATCTCTGGCCTTACGTGAATGGTTGGGCGCAAATGAACGGTCTCAACTTGGCAGAAATGGATGCATCTGACATGCTGGACGTACTCCACTACATGTTTGAGACCGACCACACTCCTCCCAGCGAAGAGTCGGCGCGCTCAAAGTCAGCTATCCGGGAAAGTATCTATCCGGCGCTGTATAACACCCCCTACCGCTATGCCCTGCCTAAGGACAAGAACCCCTCAGACGGGCGTTTCGGCGTACCGGACGACATCGACCTAGACACTGAGATCGAGCCACTTCCGGACCCGTTCAGCCCGAAGCCAAAGACGGTTAAGCCGTTCACTCCGGCGTCAACGTTTGACTCAGACGCGAAGTTGCCGTTCGGAAGCGCCTTGGACGCGCCTCTAAAGTAGGAGTCAGTTCTTAAAAACAGGTAAGAATAGATCTAGCGGGAAAGGAGGTGAGTAGAGTCTATGGCAGTCGTGGGTGACGCTTATGTAATTGTCCACGCGATTACTCGCGGCGTCCCGAACGATATTCGGCAGGGCTTTCGTGACGCGGATCGAATTGGAAACGACGCGGGCAACCGTGTAGGGCGCAGTTTTCAGCAAGGATTCCGGCGTGGAGGCGGCGGTGGCGGGCTTTTTGGCCGGCAATTCCAGAACGACGCGCGAAACACATTTCGCTCGCTAAGTCGCCTCATCACGCTGGGCTACGTTCTTGGCCCGGCATTCGCCGGTGCAGGTGCCGCGATATCGGCGCTGGGCAGTGGGCTTGTTGCGCTTGGCGCTCAGGCAGCAGCGGCAGGGCCAGCTCTACTCAGCCTTCTTGGAGTGTTTTCTGCACTTATCCAAGGCGCAATAGCTCTCAAGGTAGCGTTCATTGGCGTAGGCGCTGCTATTTCTGCTGGATTGAACGCCGGCGGTGGAGGTGGCGGCGGTGGCGGTAGCGCTGAGGCCGCTGAGGCTGCAGCGAAGCGCGTAGAGGATGCACGCCGCCGTCTCGCGGACGCGATTGAAAACGCGGCCGAGGTCGAAGAGCGCGCGGCGCGAATGGTTGAAGACGCCTGGAGCGACTACCAGGAGTCGATTGAAGAAACTACCGACGCTGTTGATCGTCTAAAGGACGCGCAACGCGAAGCTGCTGAGATGACGCAGCAGCTCGGCTTTGATGTCGAGGAAGCCGCGCTCGCGCAAGAACGCGCAGGGATGCGGCTCGAGCAGGCGCGCACACAGTTGGCAGCGGCTTCTGATCTCCCGGTCGACAGCGCTGCCCGGCGCGAAGCCGAGCTCGCGTTTCGCGAGGCTGAGCTCGAGTACCGTCGCTCGATCGACCGAAATAATGATCTGCGTCAAGAACAAGAGGAGGCTGCGCAGGCTGGGTCCGCCGGCGCCGATCTTCTCGCCGACGCGAGCAAGGACGTGGCAGACGCTAAGCAGCGCGAGGCTGACGCATTCCGTGATTACCAGGACGCTGTTGTCGACGCGGAGCGTGCGCGGCGTGACGCGCAGCGCGCGATCATTGAAGCAGAGGAAGAGCTTGCCGACGCTCTTGAGGATCTCAAGAAAGGCTTTGGCGGAGCGGGCGGTGGTGCTGATGCGTTTGCTGAAGCGATGGCTAAGTTGTCGCCGGAAGCTCAGGCGTTTGTTCGTTACATCATTAGTATTCAAGATGAGCTGAAGAAACTTCAGTTTGCCGCGGGTAGAAAGCTGTTTCCTCAGCTAATCATCGCGATCGACAATCTTGTCAAGAATCTTTTCCCGAGACTGATTCCGCTGCTAGAAGGCACCGGCGACGCAATCGGCAAGGTCGCGATTCAGATTTCAAAAACTGTCACGGCCGCAGACAATCTTGGCAATCTTGAGCGCATCTGGAAGACCAATGACAAGGTTATTGGCAGCCTTGGCGGGACGATTAGTAACCTTCTCAGCATTCTATTGGATTTGCTCGATGCGGCGCGCCCGCTGACTGAAGAATTTGCCGAGTGGACAAAGACGCTAACCGGTGGATGGAAGACGTCGCTTCAAGCCAACAAAGAAACTGGCGCTCTAGCCGACACCATGTCGTACGCCGGAGAAATTGCTAGGCAACTCGGGCGAATCTTTGGTAATTTGTTTGACGCGTTCATGAACATCGGAAAGGCCGCGTCCGGCCCAGGCAGCGGCGGCGAGATGATTCTTGACGCATTCGAGGCCGCAACAAAAAAGTTTGAGGAATTTACTCGAGTCATTAACGAAAATGGCGAGCTTGAAGATTTCTTTCGAGACGTTGCTACAAACTTTATTGCTATCGGCCGAGGCATAACTAGGTTTGTCAAGGGTTTTATCGACCTTGGTAACAATCAAGGCGTCGCGAACTTCTTCAACACGATTTCGCAGGACGGCGGAGCAATCGACAGCTTCTTCTCCGCCTTTGAGAAGATGGCTGACACGAACCTCGGCACTACGATGGGCGAGCTAGCCAATAATCTTATGCGCGTCTTTGACGCGTTGACAGATGCTGGCGCGCTTCAGATCTTCTTCGATATCTTGAATCAAGCAGCAAAAATCGTAGCCGACTTTTTCTCGAATGAAACCGTGGCAAAGGTTCTAGCGTTTGCTGCTGTAATTTTTGCCGCTACTCGAGCGTTTAGACTTCTATTTTCTATCGGTAAAACAGCATTTATGTTCATAGCCGGCGCAGTACTCGGCGCTATCGCCGCCTTTAAGGGGCTCGCGGGTGGGCTCGCCGCGGTTATCGGTTTGTTTAAAGGCTTAGGGCTTGGGTTTGCTGGAACACTTGCGCAGGGTGGGTTTGGCGGACTAGCGCTTGTTCTTGGAGTAAGCACCGCCGCGCTGTGGGGAATCATTGCTGCCATCGCGGCCGTGATTGGCATTCTTATCGGAGCTTACACGCAAAGTGAAGCGTTCCGCGAGTCGCTGACGAATATGGCAGAGGCAATCGGTGGGGCTCTTACTGAGGCGTGGGACACGCTTAAAACGGCGTTTGAAGAAGCGTTTGCCTGGATGGGTGGAGGCCAAAGCGTAATTGACGGAGTGCTTGGCGCGCTCAAGGCGCTTGGCGACTTTATAGGAACCTTCATCGTTCCCGTCATTCAGTTTGTTCTCGTCGGCGCGATTAAGGTCCTGGCTCAGTGGTGGGGATTCCTTATTCGCGTCGTCGGTGGCGTGATTCAAAGTCTTGTCTCACTTGTTCAAGGCATCGTCTCCGGGATCCAACCATACATTGACGAGTTTGTCGCGCTATGGACTGAAAACGTTCAGCCAGTTATCGACACCGTCGTGTCATGGTTCTCAAACGAGATTGCGCCCGGTTTTTCTGCAGCGTTTGAAGAAATCGGGACCGCGGTAACAAACTTCTGGAGTTTTGTTCAACCGATCTTTAGTGCCATCGGACAGTACATTGGCTTTGTCTGGGGCAACATTATTGTTAATGCATTCAAGCTAGTGATCGGTATCATTAAGATTGTTGCCGGAGTCATCGGCTGGTGGTGGTCGACTGCACTATTCCCGATCTTTAGTCTGATTGTCGGCTTTATCGTCAATACTTTGGTTCCGAC